TTAAACAGTTTTATAAAAAACTCTGTTAGTCTATCAAACATATTGTCCTCAAGTAATTATGGTGGAGGCGATGGGTACTGCCCCCATGTCCTGTCCAGTATTTGATTTGTATCATCAAACTATACTATATTTATACCAAATTACTCTTCATTTGTCAAGGACAAAATAGAACGATTTGCAATATGTTCTTCTGCAATCTCATCCTTAGATTGACCATAGTATCGTACTGCATGATGATTGTCTACTAAGAGTTGATTGATATTGTGTTCACCACCAAACCAAATCTCTCCTAGAATACGTCCATACTTACCCTTACCATCTTTGAATGTTTTCAAAGTAAGGTCACCAGCGTTTGTCCATTTAGTTAGAAACGCAGATGCAGCTTTACCATACACCTTTTCAATTGGGTCAGATGTTCTAGATTCTGGCGTATCAATTCCATACATTCTAATTCTTTGATTTTGCATCCAGACACCAAATCCTAAGTCAATGTCAACATCAATTGTGTCACCATCAACGACCTTGACTAGTTTACATTTATATTCGTACATTCTATACTCCTCTACTTCCTACAGGTTTGCAGATATATTCGACTGTATCCCAATCACCATCAGTAGGAATACCAGCATACACTGGTAATAGTTCTTTACACTTTTGTTCTTCATCAAACCACTGGACATCCTGTTCTACACAGGTACTTCCAAGGCACACTGTCAATAATAGGTGCCAGATTGTGGTCATGTTTTCACACCATCTGTTTCTGGTGTACTGATATTTATCATTCCTTGACCAAATCCAAGAATACAAGCCTGTTTTCCATTATCAACAAATTCAAGTAGTGTCCATGTCACAGGGTTTGCTTTTGGATTAATTGCAATAACAAATTTTGAACCATTGAAAGAACCATTCGGCATTCCAGTAAGACCTTCCATCCAGACGGTAGGAAGTTCTCCATGCCTTTTTAGTTGTTCAACTACTGCATCACTACTAGAACATTGTGCTGGTTTTTGAGCCCAGTAAAACATTCCTTTTTTTTCTAGTTCTGTTTGTGTATCCTTTTCTTGTGCGAATGCAACACTACTAAACAGGAGCGCCGATAACGGCAGGACTTTCATCCAATTTTTCATTTTCTTTTTCCCATGCTTGGGTGAAATCGTCAACCGCTTCTACCAACATCCCCAGATAATCATTCTTATCTTTGATGAATTCTTGGACAACTCCATCCTCTGTTACCACTAGAATCACAATCTGATTGATTGCATGACCAGTGCGTTCTTCAAACATCTCTGCATATGCAGATGCTTGAATGTAGTAGTTCTCATTCCAATCGTCATTACGTTCTGAACGAGAAGTCTTAAAATCTATAATGGATAGTTCACCATTGTATTCTGCAATACAGTCTACTCGACCAGCAACCATGTATTTATTAGAATACAAACCGCATTCTTGTGAATAGATATTGTCTACCTTTTCACTGATAGTCTTTTCCAATTGACCAAACAACGCTGCAGCGAGAAATGGTTCTCTTTTTACTTCTTTGTTATTTAAAAAGTCCTCACACATATGGTGTACTTTCGTACCCCTTGCAGCAGCAGTTCGTGCGATGTAATTTGCAACATCGTCACCAACTTTTTTACGCCATGCGTGAAGACCTTCTGCCTTTCGGTTTCCCAAGACAGTTGTGATAGATGGATACATTTTACCATCTGGTGTTAAATAGAACCTTTTGCGGTCAACAGTTTTAGTTTGTAGTTCTGGTATTTCTACAGGTTTGTGTGTAAACATAATATTTCCTCAAGTTAATTTTCATCATTATATCAAATTAAAACAGGTTTGTCAAGAAGGAAGGTATACCCCTGCCATCTTAAACGCCTCTGTTTCTGTTTCGGTATTTCTTCTAGTCCACCCTTTACCAAAGGTATCGAATGTACTTAGACTTTCATAGAAGTCTTGTCTGATTTCAGTGTAGTTTGCAATCGCACCCTCAACACCTTCTTTGTCAATATACTCATCTAGTTTTTTAAGAGTGTTTGGCCCGATACCACCATCTGCAACTGTACCAATCATTGACTGAAGTTTCTTTGCAGCTCTTCCTGTACCAGAATTAACAGCCCAGTCAAACACGCAAAGGTTTAAACCTTCTGGAATTTGGTCTGCTTTTACTCTATCCCAATAGTTGTTTTTGTAGATAGGTGCGACATCTTCAAATTCTAAATCTTTCATGTCCTTCTGTTGAAGGTCATTTTCCATACACCACTTTTCGTAGACCCTTTTGGTTACGCCCATATTAGTTTCGCCGCCTGGGTCTTTAGGATGATTCACATATCCGCCTTCATGGTGGAGTATGAGTTTCAAACATTCATCAAAGTTGCTCATTTACCTTGTCCTCTGTATTTTTTAAACGACCTACGTTTGTGTTTATTCATCGTAGACGTAATTGGTTTCTTGCCCATTGAAGTTCCTTTGTAGGTTGGTTCATGGACGGTTGCATTACTGTACATCTTTGCCATTAGATTTCAACCCCCTGTTTGATTTTATTAATGAGGTAACTACGAACTAATCCAGAACGCACAATGTCACCGATTGTAAATTCAATAGTAGAGAATTCTTCCATCGCTTCTATGATGCCCATAAATGCACCCAACCCTTCTTTCTCACCATTCTTCTGCAAGTCAGTCTGGAAGTAGTCACCAGAGAATATAATCTTACTGTCTTGTCCAACACGAGTCATGATAGTATCTAACTCATGGAAGTTTAGATTCTGACATTCATCGACTATGATGATTGCATTGTCTAATGTGATACCTCTTAGGAAAGAGGTGGTGAGGAACATAATACTACCCTGTACTTTCAGTCTGTCATATAACATACTAAACGCACTATCGGATGCCTGTTCAAACATGAACTGTACCATGTTCTGGTACGGTACTTGGAACAGTGCAGTCTTATCTTCTTCATCGCCTGGCAAGAATCCAATCTCCCTAGTGGGAACTGCACTCCTTACAAGGTATACACATTCGTATGGGGTTGATGGGTTAAGAACCTGTTCTAGTGCAAGGTAAAGTGATACAAATGTTTTACCTGTACCAGCAGCACCATGCAGAAATAAATTCTGTCCTTTTCCGTATTCATTGAATACAAGTTTTTGATTGTCGGTAATTGGTTTAACCTTTACCAGACTATCACCTGTCACATCTTTTTTCTTTGCCATATTCTTACTCACTATAATTAAAGGTGGAGCAATGGGTTTACCATTGCTCCTGTGAATTGGTGGATTGACCACACAGCTTCCAATCTCATTGCGAGGGTGCTGTGGTTTCTCACCATCACAGTTTTATTTATATCACCTTGTGTTTCTTTAAGACTTCTCTAGTCTTAATTTCTTTAGTTGTTTTTTTACCGTATCTGTCTGCAAGTGCAGATGATGGATGTGCTTCTGCAATCCGTGATAGATTTTCTTTCCATCCAGAATCGTTCTTAATGCGGTCACCTGTTCCACCAGACATTGAAAACATTGATGGGGTTTGTTGAATGTGAGGATTGTTTTTTAAATATTCCTCACGACCAGACATGGTAAAAAATTCTTCAAATTCCTCACCAGTTTCCTTGTTCTTAAAATTATAATACGGCATCTTTTAGTTTTTCCTGTAGTTCTACTATCTTCAATTGCAAAGTGTGAACTTGTTTTTGCATCTCTGCCATTTCTTTTCTGTACATTTCTTCCCTTGTCATAAAGGGTCTATTGCTCTCAGTCCATCCACGCAAATTATTACCTACAGTAACATCATCAACAGGGTCTTCCATATCCTTCTCCTGTCTCATCTTCCAGAGCATCCAATCATAATACCGTTGGGGTTCTGGGTCATGCTGCATTTTGTAACTCATACCAATAGGGTACTCCTCTTTTTGTCCACTTCGCCAAATGTTGTTTATACTTTATATAGTAGTCGTGATATGCCTGCAATGAACTGTTTGGATTCTTTACGTCTTCAAACATCGCTTGATACGGTTCACAAAATCCTAGTTCGTACATATTCTTTGGTGGTGTCGCAAGAACCATTTCCAGTTTACGAAAACTTTCGTGTGGTACGTTCTTGTTGTACCGATACATAAACTCTGTATTCAGTTCTGTCCACATCTCATACAACCACATATAATTTTGTTTTGAGTGTCGCACCCAAATACCACTAGGATGTTTTACATGAGATGCCTTGTATAGAGTTGTTTCCATAACATCATCTGGATGCAACCACCTTTGTATCTTGCGACCATTCGCAGTCTTACCATAATAAGATTCACCATCCAATACACGATGTGCAGTAGACATCAACTGAGCGTACTCAATAATCATCTTACTGCAATGACTGTCGTTGTGCATCTGGGCACAAACCCTTGCATCGTTGTTTAGATAGAAAATGTTCATTCTGCAATCTCCCACCGATAGAAGATATGATCTTCAATCTCTATAGTTTTGGTTTTAGTCTTTGCCCACGCTGGTGATACATAATCTGCATGATAATGTGTTGCACCTTGTGTGACATCCATTACCCTTATTGTACCATCAACTAACCCCAATGTAAAGACAAAAATATCATCAAATGTTGTCATGTCATTGATACGATCTGATTTACCATCACAATACCAACTGAACTGACAGCGGTGACGTACAGGAATCATTTCACCTGTACCCTTCCAACTAGGACGATGAGGCCCTTCACGAACCACCTCGCAAATAGTATTAGGGAAACGTGGGTCTTTGACACGATTCATTGTCACAGACATCACTGCCATTTGTCCAGCGGCGGGTTGGTTTCGTGCCTCGTGATATACATTCTCTGCGAGACAATACGCCTGATCAGTCTGCCAAGCATCCAGAGTTTGGTCTGGGATGTCGGCAGATGCTGGTGAGATAGACGTAATAAACGAAACGAGTAGTTCTTTTAACATTATTGTGAAAGTACCTTCATGTTGTTTTCTGATTCGATAGCATCATTCTCATGTTGTTCATTGACTGATTCATCAAGTTCTGTAAATGCTTTCGTAGAACGAATCTTTGATAGAAGCATCCTATCCTTACGGAGTCGGTTCATAATAATCTTGTTCGCTTCCTTATCGGAATACTCCAAGAGTACATATGCACGATACTTTGGGCCATTAGAAACAATCTCTGTATCCGACACTTTGTATCCAGCAACATCCACATCTGCAATGATGTTCTTGGTTGCCTTCTCTACTTCTGACATCACTGATGCAGTTTCTTCATTACCAATCTTTGCAACGAAAGATTTGGTTTGAGAGCGAACACGACCATTGATTCTATCTGCGAGTGTAGTCTTTGCATTCAATACCGCAAGATCAATAGACAACTGTAAATCTGTAGTCGCTGCTGTTCCTGTGGAATAGATTGCAGTTTCGCTTTCTGGCATTTTCTTGAACCAATCAGGCATAACCTCAATCTGTTCATTTACTACCTTTGATTTGTAGACATATGTTTCTGCGTCTACGACAGCGTTTGGTGGAACAGTCATTGCTGTCTCCACTACTTTATTGGAACTACAAGCACCAAGTAGTGCAACCGCTCCAAGTAACATGACTTTCTTCATTATCTAAACCCCTTCCAATAAGTTCACTAAGTCATCACGAATGCCAGTATCAATGAATACATCACTCAATACTGACCCTATCTGTGGATAGTATGTTATCATAACAATACCACACACAAGTCCAATTAAAAACTTAACCATTAGTAACAGTCCGTTCCACCAGTTTGCCAGTTTGCATA